GTTCGTAGTGCGAGCGCTCGCTTTCGAACTCGGTCTGCCGGGAAAGGATGTCGCGTGCTCGGGAGTCGGCCATTATTCCTCCTCTGCCGCGCGGCGCGCACGCCTGTTGGCCAGCCGGCGCAGGAACCACCACGGCAGCCGGCCCCAGCGGCGGAAGGTGCGCTTCATCGCCATGTCAGACGCCCAGGAGAACGCGCTTCTGGCCGACCAGCGATGATGGAGCCAGATCGGTCTTCACCGTTGCAGCAGTGCCGCCGGACTGCGCAAGGCGCTGGCGCTCCTGCTGCTCACGCTGCCGGATTTCCTCGTCCGTCAATGACGGCGGGGGCGGGAGCGGCTTTAGCTCCGGTGCCTTGGGGGCGCTCATGAAGCACATTCCAGGATTCCCTTGTCCAATCGAAGAGGAGAAAGTCTTCACCGTTCTTGCCGTAGCCGGGCAGCAAACACCGCTCTGTCGCGCCCATGCGCCGAAGCCAGCGAATGGCCATGTCATTGCCGGCGAGCGGCCTTGCCTCGACGCGCCATGCGCCGCGCGCCGCGACTTCAGGTCCAAGCGAGGCGAAGTGGAATTCCGTGATACGAGGCACACAGCGCCACATGCGCCGGGTGCCCCAGCTCCAGGCTATCCAGAGCCCGCTACGGACCTCGCCGGCACCGAATGCAGCCTCGGGATTGCCCTTCCACTCCACCACGTAGGCAAGGCCCTGCATGGCGCTGAGAGCCAGCCCTTCAGGTGTCCAGCTATCGAACTGGCAATCGACCTCTGCGAAGTCCTCGGGGCGAAGATTGGCGGCGATGTAGGACAGGTCGCGGAGATTGCCGCCGATGATGCGGGCGGTCACTTAGCGCATCATCTCCAGCGGATCGGCATAACCCTGCATCGGCTTTGGCCTGTCGTCCTCTAGCGGCTCGACTTCATCGATGTCGGGGAAGGGTTGCTCGCTTTCGGCCCGGAGTTCACCCGACTGCACGTGAAACACCATCCACGTACCGGTTTTCGGGTTGAAGCTCTGCACCAGATCGGTCATCGAAACGCCGCCAACGGGTCTGCCATACGTGGCTGAGCGCGCGCGCTGTAATCGGTCAGTCGTGGATCGGCCACGGGCTCCGCAAAGGTGAGCGCAAGCGCATCAGCAAGATCGGGCGACCGCAGCCCGCGCTTCTTCATATCTTCCTTCTTCTCCAACGCGATGCGGTTGGACGAGTCGAAGCTGTAGAAGGGTCCGGTGAGTTCAGCCGCCAGGTCCAAGTCGCGATCTGAGATCATGGCGCGCGCGGCCAGCCATTCCTTCATCCGGCCCCACATTTCGGCACGCTTGTTGACGAAGCGATTGCCCTGCCCCGCTTTGGCGCCGGCGTTGACCTCGATCACGTTGAGACGGAGCACTTCCAAGCGGTCGACCACACCGCCCCCGACGCCGACGCCATCCACAAATATCGCGTCAGGCTTACGGGAGTTGGCTACGTCAAGCACGAACGACGCCAGTTGCTGCGTGTCCACCTTGTCCCACTTCATCAGCGAGACGAGCGCGTCTCCCTCGCGGATGGCGAGCACGCTGCGATCGTCTCCGAAACGCGCGACATCCAGCCCAAACAGCACGGGACGCCCGCCGCGCACAAACCGCCGGCTTTGCGCGTCCTTGACCAGCGCCCAACTGATAAACTGCTTGTCGGATTGCGACTGGTATTCGCCTAGCCAGATATGGGCGAACTTCTCGGGGTCGGCGCGGTCCCGCTCTAGGTCTGACCGCAGCACCTCCGGAAAGAACGGGTTGTCGGTGAAGTTGGCCCGGATGACCACGGCGCCAGACGGGGCGTTCGAACGCAGCAGAACGTCAACCGGGTCGGTCGGCTGATCAGGGTTCCACGCAAACCACAGCTCCGACCCGTCAGCTCGGATCGTCGGAATAAGGAGATCGAGGCTGCGCTGAGACACAGTCTGCGCTTCCTCAACGAACGCGATATTGAACGCTTCCAGCGATTTGATGCTGTCGGCGTTGTGCGTCTTCAGTCCGCGAAAGACGATGAGACTGTCGTTAGGCCCCCTGATCTCGGCATCGG